TTATCAAAGTGACCGGTAGAATCACGCGCAAAGTGGATGCAAAATTAGTACAAGAACTTGCAGCAGAAAATGGGCTGTCAGACCATCTATCTTATTTATTAAAGTGGACGCCCACTATTGATATGAAAGCATGGATGAATAGCTCAGAAGAGATAACCGGCCCGCTTTTAGATGCAGTGACATCTAAGCCAGGCAGACCCTCATTTAAAATAACCAAGGAAATATAATGTCATTCTTAGAAATAGAAATTAACTTAGACGAACTGCCTGTTGAAACGAATAACTTTGAGCCTCTGCCTGTCGGATGGTATACAGCCCATATCTCCGGTGCAGAAGTACGTCAGACAAAAGCAGGGACAGGCGAATACATCGCTATTAAGTACGAAATCACCGGCCCATCACATCAAGGACGGACTGTTTTTGGTAATCTAAATATCAAGAACCCTAATCCGAAAGCAGAAGAAATAGGCCGGCAGCAACTAGGTAATGTCATGCGCGCCATTGGATTAACTAAAGTAAGCGATACTGACCAGCTTATCGGAGGCGATTTATCTATTAAATTAAAACTTAATCCTGGCACAGACCAGTATGCGCCATCAAACGATGTTAATGGCTTTAAAGCTATTGCAGGTTCGATGCCGGTATTACCTAAAGCTGCAACAGCAGAAGCACCACCGTGGGCAAATGGCTAAGTAAGGAAGTTGTGTGAGGGGGGGAAATCCCCTCACCTTTATTATTTTGGGGCATGATATGAAAATACCAGAGATGGATAATAGCGTTGAAGCTTCTATTGACGCAGCACACGAAGCAAGAAAAGAAAAACCTAGACCCCATATGGGTGTTTCAGGACTGGGGCATAATTGCGAGCGATACTTATGGCTTGGCTTTCGCTGGGCGGTACAGGAGCAGTTCCCAGGCAGGATACTAAGACTGTTCAGGCGTGGTCATAACGAAGAAAAAACGATTGTTTCTGACTTAAGAGCGATGGGTGTGCATATAGATAACACCACATCTAACCAGATGAGAGTTGACTTCGGTTTCCACGTTTCAGGTAGTATGGACGGGGTTATTTCTTTCGGTGTACCGGGGGCAATGAATACCAAGCACATACTAGAAGCAAAGACACACGCGCTGAAATCTTTTAACGATGTACTCAAAGACGGGGTACAGAAATCTAAACCGCTGCATTATGTTCAAATGCAGGTATATATGTTGGGTGCTGAAGTAGATAGAGCATTATATTATGCAGTCTGCAAGAATGATGATCGTATCTATACTGAACGGATAAAATTAGACAAAGAATTTGCACAGAAATATATAGATCGTGGACATAGAATTGTTGGTCTGGATAGGATGCCCGAGCCTTTAAGTTCAGACCCTAGCTGGTATGAGTGCAAGTTCTGTTCCGCTCATGAGTTTTGTCACAAAACCAAAACAACAAAGCATGTTAATTGTAGAACCTGCGCTCATTCAACGCCAATGCAGGATAGTACTTGGCGGTGCGAGCTGCATAAAGTAGATAAAATTCCTGTTGATTACCAGCATACCGGCTGTGATTCACATGTGCTACATCCTGATCTTGTCCCGTACCAGAGAAAAGACGGGACTGATAGCAGTGCTATTTATGTGATTGAAGGGGCTGATGTCATTAATGGCGAGGCAGGATACAGGTCCTCAGAGATACTAGCGAACCCACATTATTGCGCTCACCCCGAGGATGGATTTGAAGAATTGAGGGAAACATTTAAGGGAAAGGTGGCGGGATGAAATTAAGAGAGTATCAACAGCGCGCTATTGATGATTTATATAAATGGTTCGGTGCGGGAAATGAAGGGAATCCCTGCTTGGTGTTACCTACGGGATCAGGCAAAAGCCATATAGTTGCCGCTCTATGTAATGATGCACTCCATAGCTGGCCTGAAACCCGTGTATTAATGTTGACCCATGTAAAGGAATTAATATCTCAAAATGCAGAGAAAATGAGGGAGCACTGGCCAGGTGCGCCCTTGGGGATTTACTCAGCTAGTCTCAAAAAGAAGCAGCTCGGAGAGCCTATCACTTTTGCAGGCATTCAATCTGTTAGAAATAAAGCAGAACAGATAGGGCATATTGATCTGGTTATTATTGATGAGTGCCACCTTGTCAGCCATAAGAATGAAGGGGGATACAGGGCGTTATTAAATGATTTACTCGCTATCAATCCATCATTGAGAGTTATTGGGCTGACTGCTACACCTTTTAGACTGGGGCATGGATTGATTACAGATAAACCCGCTTTATTTGATGCCTTGATTGATCCTGTCAGCATTGAACAGTTGATATTTAAAGGGTTTTTATCAACGCTGAGATCAAAGACAACAAGTACCAAGCTCGATACAAGTCAGGTTCATAAAAGAGGCGGTGAGTTTATAGAGTCTGAACTTCATGCGGCAGTTGATAATGACCAGACTAATAACGAGGTGGTGCAGGAAGTGATTAGACTTGCACAGACAAGAAAAGCTTGGTTGTTTTTCTGCTCTGGGGTGGACCATGCCCGACATATAAGAGATATATTGATTGATAATGGCGTTATTGCTGAGTGTATTACTGGAGAGACAAAGCAGAAAGAAAGAGCGCAAATCATTGAGGATTTTAAAACAGGTAAGATACAAGCGTTAACGAATGCAAATGTTTTAACGACAGGCTTTGATTACCCAGATATAGACCTTATCGCTATGCTCAGGCCAACAATGTCAGCTAGCCTGTATGTTCAGATGGCAGGCAGGGGAATGCGCCCTAAATCGCACACAGACCATTGCCTAGTTCTGGACTTTGCCGGTGTGGTTGAAACGCATGGGCCGATAACTAATATCAGGCCGCCGAACAAGAAAGGTGAAGGTACGGGCGAAGCACCGGTAAAAATATGTGAGAATTGCGGAGAGATTGTACATTTATCTGCGCGTGTTTGTCCAAACTGTTTGCAGGGATTCCCAGAGCCAGAAGCACCCGGACTAAACCTGAGAAATGATGATATCATGGGGATAGAAGGTACAGAGATAGAGGTCACCAGTTGGACATGGAGGAAGCATATATCAAAAGCATCCGGCAAGGAAATGCTGGCAGTCACTTATTATGGTGTGCTATCTGACGAACCTGTCACTGAGTATCTATGCGTTACCCATGATGGTTATGCCGGATCAAAAGCGAGGCAATTACTTCAAGAAATTTCTTTTAAATCTGGCACGTATAACGATAGTGATTTTTCATCACTTGATTATATTGCAATAGGCTTGCAAGAATCAGGACAACATCCATCATCAATAGAATATAGGAAAGATGGCCGGTTTAACAGGGTATTAACTAGGAGTTGGAGCGATGTATAAAGAACCAGATTTTGTCACCAAATATTGGGATTCACTATCAGTACGGATGCCTAAGTGCTGTCATACCTGTTCTTATTTCGACAAGGATGATTCATTCTGTACGCATTTTAAATCCACACCACCCGAAGAATTTGCAGCAACGGTGAATTCTTGCCCGAGATATTTTAATGAAATACCATTTTAGGAGAAATTATGATAAAAAAACCAGAGAGAATACCCACTGAATCGTGGGAACAAGCGATGTTTGTCCAATGGTTCAGACGCGCTCATCCAGGGGTTTTAATCCATTCCATACCCAATGGAGGAAAACGGAGTAAATCAACGGCTATGGCATTAAAAGTGGAAGGCACAGTGAAAGGCATCCCTGATCTGTTTATACCTGAGTGGAGAGTTTGGGTTGAGATGAAAAGAACAAAAGGTGGATCACTATCACCAGATCAGAAAACAATCGTCTCTTATTTAAAAAATGTGGGTTATACAGTCCTGGTCTGCAAAGGTTTTGAAGCAGCAAAAGAACAAATATTATCATTAAATAAAAAATAGCTTTACCTTTTTAAGTTTTAAATATATAATTTAGCCTCATTAATAACAAAAGAGGAGTAAGAAAATGAAAGATTTTGACTTAGAAACCGCAGTTGATAATCCAGATCGTGTGGTATTCAGTGATCGAGGTGGGCTTGTTGAGGTACATGATTTTATATATCTCGAAGATGCGAATAAAAATGAGCAGCCTATTGTGGTAGTTGATAGTTTAGGCAGGGTAACAAGACATTGCGCTGATGGATCATATCTAGAAGGCGATGAAGAATCCGGTTTAGATCTTATGCTAAGTATAGAAACGCATTCGCGTTGGGCTAACGTGTACAAAGACAAATACGGCCAGATAAGAATCGGTGGTGTATACGTAAGTAGGCATGAAGCAAAAGGGGTCGCGTATGATAGCGATGATTATATTGATACAATTTTAATCGAATGGGAAGAATAAAATGAATGAGAAAATAGAAACTAAACAAGTCGCAGTTGGTAAAGAGCTGATGCGTAATGTGAATATATACTGTGCAACAAAAGACATAAGAACCAAGGCTTTTATCGCTGAAGCAATTAAAAAGGCTCTGACCTCTGGCGGCCATAAGTTCATCGAATAGGAGCGGTTAAAATGGTATCAGAAGATGACTTTAGAAAAGATATGGACAAACTACTGAAGCGCAGGAAGATATTGAAAACACAGAGAAATTCAATTATTTCTAATTATATAGCTCACATGTCTGCGTACGGGTTAGACGCTATCTTAGAGCAAGAAATTCGTACAACGATGGCTTACGAAAAGAGGAATAAATGAACGATAAACAGCGCAAGGCAATAATATCAAATGCTCGACTCAATTATTTAGTTGATAGGGGGATTGACCCAATAATCATCAAAGAAGAAATGCGGCACTTAAAACTATCGTTCATAGAAAATATAGCAGAGAAACGGAAATGGGCTAAATACTAATGATTAGCTAAACATCTAAACTGAACAAGGTGAGAGACTGGCTCTCACCTACGATTACCTGATCTTTAATATAAGCAACTTTACCCACTGCAACAGTAACACCCAGAGCTATCAAAGTACCTCCGCCTGTCATTGTGATAGTGCTAGTGCCATCTGTATTAATGGCTGTGACTGTACCTGTTAGCGTCGGTGCTTCAGCTAAAATTTCCTTTAGTTGTCGCGATACATTTATAATAGCCATTAGATATTTCCGTAATGCTTTTCAATTGAAAGCGTTTGTGTTGCTGTAATCGCTCCGCCATTTGCGCTTGCACTAATGCTCGTACCAAGCACTATGCCCCGCCATACGCCTAATGCGCCTTCGTCAATCTCTAATAAATCACCGCATTTATAAACTGCTGGCGTTTGTCCTACCGGCAGCATCGGTAGCTCAATCGTTATTACTTCTTGCTTGCCACGATTGGAGATAATGTTGCGGCCTTTCTCTCTGCCCGCATCTTGATGTGTGATTAAATTATCAATGAATTGTGCGCCAAGATCAGCCCCTGCTGTACCCGTTCTTTTTACAAAACACTCAACGCCTGTTGTATTACCGCTCACATACACACCGGTAATATCCGGTCTAGGTCGCCAGTTTCCTGACATTTTAATAATAACGTCACTGGTTAAGATTGCTTCTGGTATTGCTGTTAGCCAATCCCAGGGGGACGACTGGTAGCGAGGGTTAATGATAATGCTATTTGATGTCTGGTGTGGCAAGATAACGCCACCCACAGCATCGGCGACACGCTTTATAGCCTGCATTGACGTTAAGTTTTGATAGCTAAATGCGTTAGCACTAACTAACCAATCCACTGTGTCATAAGATGCCGTAAATCCTGACCCGACAAGCTCTGTATCAATGATTTGAGCAGCATTAAGCGCACTGGTGTAAGTTGTGCTGACGGGTAGTTTATAAGGAGTAGTCAGGTAGGCTGTTTTAGATCGCCCTGTCACCGTCCATGAATTATCACCGAACTCTTTATTTTCCGTGTAGCTTTCAATGATAAATTCCCAAACATAACCATCAACATTTATTTCAACTTCTTTATTACCATTAATGTCTGGTCGTATTAATTCAATGCCATCTGCAACTTGCATATTCAAAAGCCATGCAAAAGCATCAATATCAATAGATACACTAAGCCCTGTCACATCAATCTGTGTACGTGCTGGTAGAACGACAATCGCTAAACTGTGCATAATAAAATAAACCTGCTGGATTAAGTTTGATGGGGGGGGTATTGGCGGAATGATAACGACAGGATTAGTATCAATTACTATACCGCGCCTGGCTGTAAAGTTTTTATCCCATGCTATTGATGAATGTATTTGCTGGGGTGCTGGCATTCCCCATGATGATTCCGTTAAATTATCGTAGTTCAATAATTTACCGATAACGCCTCTTTTGCTTATGTCTTTATACAATAAGACGGGTCTGTATTGTATACGCTTTGACTTATCTAGCTGCTCAGCAAAGTCAGCAAATACGTAAGAGTTAATATTATCAACGCTAAATAAGCCGCCATTCTTAATAGCAATTATATTATCTAATGGCTGATTATTATTACTCCAGATAACTTTTAAATGATTATCTTTATCAGGTACTTTAGAAAACAGCACTGATATTTGATAATCAACCAGTAGTGTTTTATCATAAATGATACTTATATTATTGGTTTTTCTAGGCGCGCTAACCCAGTCAATCGTTTTTTTACTATCGACTGAATGGGCGTTTTTATGAACCGATGAAAAGCTACCAACAATTAAAACCACTAGCTCGCATCGCCGCGAATCTGGACTATGAAATCATCGGTGGGGTCTAATGTATCATTGCTCGGCATGGTGGTTCTATTAAACCAGATCGGAGAATTGGCAGCAGTGGTATTAAATCGAATTGCATTACCCGTACTCCAACCTGCTCCGAAGCCGTTAAAGTCAAGCGTAAAATATGGCAGTCCTGAAATAATGTTAATTGGCGCGACATTACTTGCTATTGTACCCGTGCCGATGATCCCCACTTTTTCACCAATGATATTGAACCCGGTTGAGCTTGTAAATTGTAACGCCCAACGCTCTTTAATCGCAGAATCATTCTGTATTAAAAGCGGAAATGATAAGTCATTGTATGTGCCGTTGGCTTGTGTACCAATAAGTTCATCAGAGAAAACACCTGTCCACGTTGCTTGATCGAATAATGTATTATAACGACTTGCTAGGTCGCCGAATAACAATGCGCTAGAAACAAAGGCCGCTGGAGTATAGGCATTTGAAAGCTGTGAAGTAAGCGATAACTCACCATTAATCTGCACATCAGAAAGCACTTTCATATCTTCTAAACGCTTATAAGCAACAAGCGGCTCAGAATATGCGGATAAATCAAGGGGACTAGCCATAGTGACTGTACTTGTTGCTAAGTCCACTGTGTAAAGTAGAAAATCTACCTGTTTTTTATCTTGATCGTAAAGCTCAATTAATGAATAATCTGTGTTAGTTAAAACGACTGACTGTGCTGCGATTAAACCGACCGGCATCGACTCAGATTCAGTTTCATGGATAACCACTACGCCACCCTTGTTAAAGATAGGTACGCGACCATCTGACGGCAAACGCGCTGGGTTAATCCCCACAATCGAAGCGTCAACAGGGATGGATGAGAAGATAACTGCGTTATAGATTGATGAATTAGGTACAACGTACTCAGGCTGCCAAACTTCACCCGTTAATGCACCATACTCGTCATATTCTAAATTTAAAATATCGTACCAGTCTTGTGTTTCATTCCCTGCTGCTGTTACCAAGCGACCATATCTAATACGTGCAATACCATTGTTAACATCAATCGTACCAGCTAAATCCGCAGTATATAAAATGCCATTTTGATCTGCACTATCACTCATTAGAGTACCATCGCTGGCTTTATTTGCACTAACAAAAAATGATGCTGGTCTAAGTGGGGCGCCCGCAGTCCTAAAGAGTGTTTCGTAGTTTGTCCAGTCGCCATATTGAGTCAATAGAGACTGCACGGCAATCGTTGATGTACCTGGCTGTGGAGTCCCCCAGCCATTGACATATATCCCCCAATCCGTGAGCGTGACTAATGAAGATGCATAGTCAATCGTTCCAGATAATGTACCTGCGCCTGATGTGTCAGAGGTAGGGTATCTATAAACGCTTCCTAGTCTATCAATATATGTATGTTCCGATAGCGTAAAGCGCATTGACTTTGGGATCACTTTATTTTCAACCGTCGGACAAAGATAAATCAATAACGATGGAGATGGTATTGTACTTTGTGCTGTTGTTGGTGTTGCGCTATCAAGAATATAATTTACTGTTACTGTTGATGCGTCTACGAAATAATCAAGTGTGCTTGATGTGGACCAGTTTTTATAACTAGGAAGGGGGCTGTATGAAGTATGATTAATATTAAGCTGTGGAGATATAATAATAACCCCATTCGCTGTATAGGTTATTGATGATGAAGTATCATAACCAAAACTTCCTGCGCCATCATCAATAATACTGACATTTGCTCTTGTTGTGGATGCTGATGATGTCCTGTCGATGTCATATCTAGAAATACCCTCGCTGACATCCCATCTGACTTTGACTATATTTGTATGCGTTCTATCGACTGTAGTTAAATCAAACGTAACCTCAACGCTGTTGGGCTTTATAGCACTGGCGTTAGTCATGTTGAGCGTAATATTTCCAGCGCCATCTCTTGTTGGTGTAAACACCTCCTGCTCAACAACCCCGTAATCGTAATCATAGGTAATCGTTGCGTTTGGGTCTGGTAATGTTGCAGGTAAGAAACCTACCTCGCCTGTCGAGTAAATAACTCCGCCAGTTGCATCTCCACTAATGGCCCCTAACCCATCATCCGTTGCTGTTTTAGTAACGCCACCGGACATCCATGTGATTGTTAATGATAATGGGACAATAGCTGCTTCAGGTACAGTATGCTCTATGTATGATTCTTTAACTTCCGCATCACTTCTAATCTCATAATGCTGAGTACCGCCCCATCCGAATAATATTTTACTTCCCACATCAGGCAATGCCCCTAGCGTTACTGATACCGTGCCGGTAGTGAAGTTTACAGTACCAGCACCAACGCCAGTGGTTTCAGACCCTAGAATGCCGTCGCCGTTAATATCAGATAGCCTAATCCAATTACCCTGCGCCATGTAATCAATATATAGCGTAAATGGCGCTGGGATAGGATTCAGTGTTTTAACGTAGTTTAATGCTCTTGTGCCTGTTGTTACATCAATAGCGGCTGTATCTGATACATCTGAGATGGCGGTAGCTGGTTTAAATGTAAATGTAGCGTAAAGCTGGCTAGCAAGGGTGATTGTTGTATTTCCTACTAAGCTAACTACGCCAGCCACGTAATCTATAGTTATAGACCTAACCCAGTTGCCCGTGTTGGATGTTATTGAGAAAGTACCATCATCGTTCTCTGTGGCCGAAACATGCCCACTCACTACAACGCTTCCCTTGATAACTCCAGAGCCTAAAGAAAACTGCGTAACACCATCTGCAATTAGGTCATAGTTAATTCTCACTCCGAAAGCAGTATTTCCACTCTGAACCGGCCTGACTAATTCACCACCCACTATCGCATCAGCTAAGATACTTTCACTTTGTGCCGCTGGTGTTACTTGGGCAAATATCGAATTGACATTAATAGTAGTGTCAAGAGCCGCACTAGACGCGCTGACTGGTCTAATACCGTAATATCTAGATGCTGCGCTGGATGTTGTGCTAAATACAGTCGTACTTGCATCTCTGTATACAGTGTATCTATCCTGTACTCCGCCATGAAACGTAGAAAGTAACGGCTCAGTAATATCAAGCACGATTAAATCAAGCGAGTACGAACCTAACGAATCAGTGAATACAGTAGTAGTAATAGTAATGCCTGAAATTTTAACAAACTGACCAAACTCGCCTGCTAACTCAAAATCTTCAACAAGTTTATAGGTTTCTCCAATAATCAACTTTGATTGACCAACAATACTGATTAATGTTATTTGTGAGATTCCAGCAGGGTGAACTCCGAATAGGTTCTGCTGGATAGCTGTGCTTTGGATTACATAACTTTCAATCTCAGCTTGTGCGCTGGGTCTTTTGTCCGTATCGTCACTGGTTGAAAACATGGTGACATCAACAGCAGCGTCGGTTGCTGGTGCAGCTATGATGGCATGAGAGCCGAAATATTCAGCGCTGTCGGCTGTTTGCACCGCAGCAAAGGCTTTACGCAATGATACACGCCCTGTCGTCCTGTCAAGTCGCGAAATATCTGCAAAGAGATTGTTAATTGAACCATCAACAACTTCATTTTGCGTCATTAGCCCGCCACCTGTAATTGCATCGGACAGCTCTTGAGACTCTAATAACTTAATGTCACTTTTAGTAATTGCCATATTTAAACTTCCATTAATTTTATGTTTAGCGTGTAAAAGTCAGCGCTGATGGGTAAGTTGTAATCAATAACGGGTTTAGCCTGTAGTGGATTTGATTTGTTATCAAAAACTACTTGGTATGATGCACCGTCATTAGTTGTTAAAGTCATTATAGCATTAGCTGTAACCAATGCGTTTAATGCTAACAGAGTAGCTCTATCAATCCATGCTGCACCGTCATCACCATCAAGAGTAATTGGCCTTCCTTTTAATTTAGTTCCTGACTCGATAATCAATGCGCCTGTGAGCGTATATTTCTCAGCACTATTGATTGGAGACCACGTAAACTCATCAGTCCAAATTAAATCATCCGGTAATGTTACTGCGTCTAAAGTGATTGCCATTAGCTCACGCTCCCTGCCGTTTTAAGTATGTTCATAAAATTATCAGCTTCGTTTTGATCGCCAAAATTAGCTGTTGCGGTGGTGTTGTTAGCTTTAAAATTAACATTAACCGATCTCGCTTGTGCTGCTCCGGCATTGGCTTTGATATAAGATTGAATGTCAAATGCCATCCCGCCACCAGTTGGTGAGTTTGCTATGTTAGCTGCTTCCGTAAGGATTCTTTGCTGCTCTTCCTGGGAAAGCCCGGACAGCGCTGCTTTCGTATCGTCTGAATGAGGGCTAAAAGTTGAGGCTGTTCGGCGACTTTCTTTTTCTTCCCATGCAGCTCTATCCGCTTCGGCCTTCCGATTAACTGAGGCGATGTACGCGGCTTCTTGATTTGCTATATTTTGTCGGGCGTTAGCATGCCACGCATTATCTCTTGCTTCCAATTGGTCAATTAAGCTAATCTGAGTTCCCATTGACTCTTTCGCAGCCCCTGTAATATCCCTCCACTTTTTCGGAATATCATCTAACGACCCGCCCATCTGGACATACTTATCAATGATATTTTGCAGCAATATAGGATGCTTTTCAACCTCAACTCCAACTTTTTCAAATGACTGCTTTAATAGATCAATATCGCCTTTTGTTTTTGCAAATTCTAGAGTTTTCAATGCAAGCAAACTTATCTGATCTTTAGTTAACCCTGCGCTTGCGGCAATATCTGAGAATGCTTTTGATGAGTCAATACCTGTTTTTGTTGCAATACCTCTGATTTCATCTAAATCTATCTTTAAGGCTCCCGATGCACTTAATAATAATGCTGCTGAGTCGGCTGCTTTTTTATTTCCATCAATAATGCTTTTTGATACTTCTTTAGCGGTGCCGGCTTTTTCGTTTTCACTATCAACGACACCCGCATTTGCTGTTATTATCTTTTCTGCTGCATTGGCTGATGATGTTGATGTTATATCAAAAGAGGTCGTTAGATCGCTGTATGCGCTACCGATGTCACTTATGTCTTCAGCTAAGCCGATCTTTAAAGCATCACTGACGGCACTTAACTCAGCCGACATATCGGCGGCTCTTTGCGAAACATCGCCGAAAGTTACCGATGCAATGGCCTTATTTAAAAGCGCAAACGAATCCAAGAACGCAATGGCCAGCACTTCAACGGCTGCCTGTAGACTATTAAATATTAATCTAACGCCTGCGCTTGTAGTCTTTAGCGTTATGTATACAGTATTTAGGGTTAGTACGATGTTATTGGCAAACTCGTCTAATCCGCCGCTAGCACCAAACTCTTTAAATTTTGCGCTTACTTCATTAATGATATTTGTGAGCGGTTCTAATACTGGCGTGGCTAGTTTTAACCTTAATGAATCCCACGAACTGCCCAGCGTTTTAATTGCACCGTCAAAGTTACCGCTCATAATAGCTGCGGCTTTCTCTGCTGCACCTGCTGAGCCTTCTAACTGCCCAGTGAGTGCCGTTAATGCTGGAACACCCTGATTTAACAATGCGGTTAAGGCTGGGCCTGCCTCGCTACCTAATGCTAATATTGCTGTTTTACCGGCATCGCCCTTTGCTGCTAACTCAACTAAAGCAACATTGAAGTCAGTGGTGTTAATTCCTAGGTTTGATAATTCTTTGTTAAATTTTGATGCAGGGTCGCTAAACTGAATCATCATTGTATTCAATGATGTACCTGCCC